TCGGGAGAACTCGACCCATTGACCCTGCGAGTTCTGATGCTTCGAGCTTTCCCTCTCTAACTGCTGCGACCATAACATCGGTTGCTTTGGTGGCTGAGATGTTTGATTCGCCGTATGCGTTGAGCGCTGATGTTGCAAGGTCGGCGATGGTTGCGGTGTCGCCTAGTCCGACTGCTGCTGCTTTCGCAGCTGCTTCAAGAGTTTCCGTAGCTGCTGCCCCTCGTAGACCGGCTGATGTAATGAAGAACATGGCATCGGCGAGGTCTTTCGGTGCTTGCGCTGTTTGCCCTGATAACCTACGCACATCTTCTGTGAAGCCTTCTACGGCTTCCGATGATAAACCAACGAGCGATTCTATCTTTGTCATGCTCGATTCAAAGTCGGAGGCTGCTTTGATCGCTATTCCTCCAACTGCAACCAGTGGCATCGTCACATTCTTAGTGAGTTTCTTTCCTGCTGCTGTTGCTTTGTTACTGAAAGCGGTGAGCGAACCTTCCGCAGCTTTGAGCTGGGTTTTCATTTGGGTAGCGTCCGCCGTGATGAGCGCTTTGAGGACTGTGGTCATTGCTGCCATTTATCGTCCTCCTCGTTTTTGTCTCGCCATTTCGTTCGCTCGGTTTCTTTCGTCTGCTTCTATTTGGTATAGCGCTCGCCATGCGGTCATTTCTGCGCTTGTCATTCTGTCGAGCATTTCATCGACTGTCATTCCGAGTTCTCTTGCGAGATGAAAATAAAACCTTAGCTCTGGATTTCCTCCACCAAAGCCAATGAATCTTTTCCCACTTCGTCCACTGAATCAGTCATCAAACCAGAAACCTTTAGACACTCTTGCGCTATCCGATCCACTACTTGAGCGGATTTTTCTTCGAGTAGCCATTCGAGGTCTTCTTCCGTGAATACTGCTTCGCCTGTTTCTGGGTCGAAGACGCAATGAAGGATTATGTTCTCGTAGAGAGTGGAGGCGGATTGTTCACCTGCTTCTGCCCATCGCTCTTGCATATCGCTACGCTGTCGAGCGGTCATGGAACGGATGCCAATTTTCACGCCCCACTCCTCTACTTGAATTGTGTTTTCTGTTCTGTCGTCTGCTTGACGTATCTTGTCTGCAAGTCTGACCATTGTTCTCTCCTTAATTTAATTGTTTAATAACTACCGCGTGTCACGGATCCCGTCACTTGGAAATCCGCTGTAAAGCTCACCACATCACCCACAGGGTTGCTTTGACTGTAGTTCGTCATTATGGCTTCCCCTGTGTACTTTACATTTCCGCCAGTTGATCCTGCTGGACCGAAAATAAATGATCGGCTTGCTGGTTCTGTTCCTGAAAGGTATCCGTCTACGGTTGCGTCCCAGATTCCGCTTACGCTGATCGTGGTGTCTTTCAGACCTACGATGTAGGACTTGTTACTTGAACCGAACGCTGTTGTTTCGGCGGTGTCTATTGTTTGGGGAAAGCTAACGTCAGTGAGCGTGTCTGATATGTTTCGGCTTGTACCGCCTGTATCATCAATCGCAAAGTCTGTTGACTTTCCGTGTGCAAATGTTGGCATTTGATTCCTCCTAGAATCTTGCGAAGGCAACCATAAATGTTATGGAGCCACTTGATCCGGCTGTGCTTGCTGTTGCCCGAAGGTAACGGTTTACTGTGCCGGACACTGCTTTAATTTCCGAAGTCTTGACTGTTGAGCCGACTACGGTGAATGAAATAAGATCAGCCCACGATGAATTATTCGCCGAGTGCTGAATCTTAATTGTGGTGTTCCCATTAACAGTATTCGTGGGAACGTGTAGAGTGCCTGCCCCACCATTCGCTGATGAGGCTGCGTTATCTACAGAACTGAGATCGCCAAGCGAGCCATGTGCAATGCTTGCTCCTGCGGTGAGTTGAACTCCGCCTGCCAAAGCAAAGGTTAAGTTCGAGACTTGATTTGGTGTGCATTCAAAGTCGGCGCTGATTGTGGAAACATCTGCCACTGGGTTACTGATCGCATAGTTCGTTTCGTTAGCTTGGGCAATGATCGCTCGACTGCCAATGGCTGCTGCGCCTTGCCGTATTGTAAGGATCGGTGTCGTGGCATTACCCAGTAGGGCTTGGAGTTCTTCGTCTGACCCATCTGTGTCTGCTGCCCACATGCCTGACATGCTCAAGGTTCCACCTCTTGTGCCAAGTATGAACGATTTGTTGGTGTCACCGAACGCTGTCGTTTCGGCGGTGTCATTATCTAGGGTTACGCTTACATCATTGAAATAACTTGAGAGGTCGAACTCGTCTATGTAGACGGCGGTGTTCTTGCCGTGAATAAATGTTGGCATTACTTATCTCCCTTACTGGTTTGTTTGCTGGTGGCTTTGAGGTATCCCTGTTCCACGAGCCAGAGGTCTTTCTTGCCTACGAGTTCAACAGTGTCTCCTGCTGAATATGTTTTCCCTGCGATTTCGATATCGGCTTCGCCTGTCGCTCCGCCTGTTGCAATGTATTTTGACATCCTGACCTCCGTCATGGCGTAACCGAACCATTTAGGGGTCTGGTCACTTGGACACTTGAGACACTTGGTCTACTCGACTTTCCTTAACAATAACCGATGTTTAATCGCTTGTCATGAGTTGGTGGAAAATTCTTGATTTGCATAGGGGGGTTGCTTATGCTAAAATGGATTTATGGAAACAACGAAAGGAAAACAAGAAATGGCACATTGTGAATCTTGCCGCCTGATCCGTATGGTTCGGAACGGCATGAAGTACACGATCTGGGATTCAAGTCTTGGTCTCAAGACAACGGACCGCAGAGCGATGCGGACACTCTCAACTGCGGAGGCGGTGAATCATATCCGTATGAATTCGCCCCATCGTAATTGTGAGAGCGCAACCGTAGAAGAAATCGTAGAGGTTTCTGAAGTGAAAGAGATCCGCCGTGAGGGGCAACGTATCCTCAAGGCAGGAGCCAATGTCAAAGTACAACTCAAGAGACAACCAAGAACGAAGAGGAGCTTGGGTCATGTGGTTGCGTGCTTCGATGATGGCACTGTAACAATCCATGTCGATGATCTTGGTAGTCGAGTTACCGTTCCGGCGGATGAGTTCGTGACTGCTAGGTGTGGAACTACGGAGGTGCGGTGATGAGAGCGCTAGTCGATGATACTGATAGACAACAACGAGAAGTCTATGCAGCAGAGGACAGAGTTGATTGGTCCCAGTATGGGGCTTCTGAGAATCTCGGCGAACTCGAAGATGTATGGGAGTATGTTTATCGTCTGATGCGTAGGCAGTCATTCGCTCGGCGGTATCCGAAGACACACTCTCGGCTTCATATTAAATACAAGATGAAACCGGAACGCATCCATGAATATGGGAGGCAGGTCCACGTTCTTGGTGTTGTCAAAGATATGGACAGCCCATACCGCAACATGACGGCAGGGTTGGCTATCACTCCAAAGGCTAACGGTGGTTGTGCTAACGGTAGAGAGATGAGCTTGTCTCGGAATGCGAGGCAGAAGTGGTATGTGATTCATGAACTTGCCCACGTTGTTGATTACAACGAGAACGGCAGACCCGACTTTCTGTTTCATCAGGGACACGGTTGGCAGTTCTGCTCGATCTACTTGAACCTAGTCGGCATGGCGTTCGGCGCTGATGCAAAGAAAGAACTGCGAGAGTGTTTCAAGAACGGCAACGTCAGATACTTGCGACCAAGAGGTGCGAAGAATCTACGCCCGAACGAAGACCCGAACCGTACTTGGGTTGTATAAAGAAATGTGCCTAATTTGTTAATAGGGGTTGTCATGATGAGAAAAGTACGCTAACTTGAATACATGGAAACAAACACAAAACACAACATCTTCAAAGACTACACAGACTACGAAGGAACCATCATAGCCCTATGGAAGACCGGCGCTGAGAAAGCTCCTAAGTTCTGGAACCAAAAATCAGGCAAGAAAAATAAATTCATGAAGGTTGCTTCCGGCTCAATGGTTGCCGTTATCGAAACAACTTGCGGCAAAGAGATCAGGTTCACTCTAGCTGGTGGGGAACGAACAGACGGCTGGGTTTATGAAACTATAACTTACGGATTGGAAGCAGTAGGCGGAGTAAAAAGTTACAAATTCTTCTGGAAGAAAGGTGAAAAGCTATACGGTCACACTGAAGCTAATCCACAGCAGGTCACCGTTCGGCTACACAACGTATGGTTCCCTAAGGACAACCCAAGCAAAGGTTACGCAACTCAAATGCCTAATGATGGAATCAAATCATCAGCAATAGATACAATCGACCACACCTATTAAGAAACAAACAAGTTGCCCTCCACTTCGGTGGAGGGTTTCTTTACTTTTTGCTATTGTACTGGCACGCCTATCTGCCAACCATCAGGAAACTGATAGCGGTACGGATCGCCGGTCTGTCCTGTTCCCAGTCGAGTCGGTGGTTGCGTGTACTGCGGAATCATATCTGTGTAGCAACGGCAGTTAGGATGCGCCGGTGGATACAATCCCTGACCGCCCTGCCATGCAAAGTTCTGCTTCAGAGGAACTCTCTTTCCGCCCATCGGTGTGCAGATGTCGCAAACATCCAGTGGTCCTGTTACCCACTCTTTGAGAGTTTGTGTGCCGACCAGTCCATCGTTCTGCGCTGAGAGCATGACATCGTACATGGCTTGGTTCTGAGCGTAGGCAACTTCGGTTCTTGCAATCATTCTCGCTCTTGCCCTTCGGAGTTTGTTTCCGTATCGTTCGCCGTGTCCCTTTGTTCTGCGTTCAATCTCTTTCGGGTCGATTCCTTGATTGGCGAGTCGGTTAGCGTATGAGTTCATGCTTCGGTCTACGGCTACCGCCCATCTGGGGAACAGTCCGTTCGTGTATGGCACGACTTGAGCTGCGTAATCAGCGCCGGTGATAGGCACTGGGGATACTTCCTGAAGTATGAAGAACAATCGGCGAGCGGTTTGTTCTGGAGTGAGTCCGGTAACGGTTCTGCCGGTGGTGAATGTTTGTTGCGCTGTGAAGCCCTCCGCTATGATCGCTTCGATGTTGGCTTGCACATCTGACGCTACTGAGCTGATGATTTCGCCTGCCCTGAATCGTGCGAAGACTTTGCCTGCCATGTCTGGTGGTTGTTGGTTGAATAATTGAAGCGGTGGAATGGTTGGATCGTAGGTGAATGGTT